GCGATTGAAAAGGTAGGCGGCTTTGACCCGGTTTATGGGCGCGGTATGTATGAACATCCCGATTTGGCGCAGCGCATTCATAACGCTGGCCTGACGACGTGGGCAAATGCTGACGTGGCTGGTTCAAAAGCCCTCATCTATTCACTGGACGAACATGAAGCGGTTGAGCGTTCTGTCGCTAGGCCTGACCGTGAGGCATTGGTTCGCAATAACGTAACCATCTTCAATGCCCGGCGTGATTCAGGTTATGCCGGTTATGCGGAATTCCGGCGGCAGCCTGATGTGGTGATCACTTCATTGCTGACCGGTCAGCCGGATCCTCAGCGCGGTGCCGTGATTAAGCCGGATGCATCTCTGCTCAGCACGTGGGCATCGTCAATCCGCGGCGCGGATGCTGTTGTGCTGGCTGACCAACTCAGCAATGCACCAGCGGGCGCAGCACTCGTTTCAGTTCCAGCTTTGCATATGAGTCCTTACTTCGCTCGCTGGCTGCACATCTACCAGTATCTGAGGGCTCACCCTGAATACCGCTTCGTGTGGTGTACCGATGGTACTGACGTTGAGATGTTGCACGAACCGTGGGCTGAGATGGAGCCCGGCAAGATATATGTTGGCTCTGAACCCAAGACATATTCGGATCGGTGGATGCATCAGAACCATCACGGGAAAGGTTACGCTGACTTCCTGAGCGAACACCGTAACAGCCCGTTGCTTAATGCTGGTCTCCTCGGTGGCTGTCGTGCTGACGTGATGGATTTTGCACATCAGATAGTCCGTCTGCATTACCTCAGCGAAAGCCACAGGTTCTGGGATAAGGGTAAGACGCCAGCGACTCCGTTTGATATGGGCGCGTTTGGCATAGTGGCGAAGTCATTCGGTGACCGCATCGTAACCGGCCCAAGGATTCACACCGTTTTTAAAACAGATGGTGTCGGAAAAGACTTCGCCTACTGGAAGCATAAATAACGTTAAATCGATAAAAAGGGGAATACCGTGAAAGTAGAAATCTCAGAAAGTGGTTCGGTTATTTGGATGCGTGACAGCGTAAACACTGAGGGTATTTTGTCGACAGGTTATGTAAAGGACGGCACACAGCAGAAGATCATTGCCGCCCTTGAAGAGGCGCTGTTTCAGGCTAAAGGTCAGCTAACGCTAACCAATGATGTTGATTGAATAGTTAATGTTTGCTCTGTGCCCAGGCGGCAAGGCTAAAACAATGTTCCAGTACCCGGAATGAGGCACTGCAATATTAGCAGGGAAGTGCGTATAAAATCCTCCATAAACCTTTGCACTTTGTCCCCGCTGGTATTTGTAGTAATTGGTATCGTCCATTACCAAAACATTAATCTGGTGGGAGCACTGCACGGACACCACCTTTCCTGATTCAATATATTCACGGCTTTGTATATGGCTCACGTATTGTCCTTTCATCAGAGGTAATCAACCATCCCCCTTCAATGTGTGCGCTCATGCTCCAAACATGGGCGGGTTGAAACCATACAATAAACAAGGTTTATCAATGTGCGAAGAAATAAGATTTGTTGTTGTGAGTCATCACAACCGCCGCGATATGGGAACGCGTCTCGCAGATATATTAGGCGCGCTTTTGTTGGTTGATGAAGGCGACCACGGTGCCAACTGGAACCACCGGCGAGCTATCGAGTGGGCCAGTCAGCAGGATTGCCGCGTGGTAATACTTGAGGATGATGCTCTGCCGTTACCGGACTTCACCCAGGGAGTGAATGAGTGGTTGACCAAGTTTCCCGATAATCTCATCAGTTTCTATCTGGGTACTGGGCGCCCGCCGCAGTACCAGCAGCATATCGCAGCCAGCCTGATTGATGCCGATAGACGCCGAGCTGCCCACATCACGATGGACAGGCTCATACATGGCGTGTGCTACAGCCCGCCAGTTAGCGGACTAAGCCGCATCATGCAGAACTGGAACCGCACCAAGGCAGCTGACTATGCCGTCGGTGATGCGCTGGGCGGTAAGGTCATCTACCCCTGTTACTCGCTGGTGGATCATGCCGATGGCGAGACAGTTGAACGGCATCCCGACAACCAGCCAAGAAACGAACGCCGCCGAGCCTGGCGACTGGCTTTATTTCCCGTTTGGAACAGCTGATGCTGAAGAAAGAACCTCGGGTATACGGCAGCAAGTGGAACAGAGCCCGCCTCGACTTCCTGAATGATAACCCGCTGTGTGTGATGTGTCAGGAGCAGGGCCGCACCGTGGCCGCCAGTGTGGTTGACCATATCGTTGCCCACAAACTTAAAGAAGCATTGCTCTCTGGCAATGTTGCCAGCATTAAGACAGCTCAGAAGCTGTTCTGGGACAGGAAGAACTGGCAACCGCTGTGCAAGGTGCATCACGACTCCACAAAGCAACGTATGGAGAAGAGCGGACGCGTCTCAGGCTGCGATGAGAACGGCCTACCGATCGACCCGAACTCGCACTGGCACGCTGCATGACGGCAGGCGATGACAGAGGCGACATGGGGGGAGGGGAAATCTCTACCCCTCTCGCGCCAAATGACCGAGCTCCGTGCTTTGTACGCACAACCGCGAAATGAAAAGTTTTTTTCTGGGGCGTTTTTACCCCAAAAGCCAATAATTTCAACTGAAACCATTTTATTTGAAATTGATATTAATTCTCGTTTGATGGGAGGTTTCTATGGCCGGTCGTCGCCCGAAACCGACCAAATTAAAATTGGTTACCGGTAATCCGGGCAAACGAAAACTGAATGACAAAGAACCCAAACCCGCCCGCGAAATCCCGAGTCCGCCGTCTCATCTGACGGATTGGGGGAAAACCGCCTGGGGCCGATTAACCGTTCTGCTTGATGGAATGGGTATCCTCACTGTTGCAGACACAATGGCCCTTGAGCGGCTTTGTGATCTGTATGCCGAAATCCTGCATTTGCGGCAACTCATCGATATCGAAGGGCGTACCTACACCACGAAGACCCAAATGGGTGATTTCCTGATCAAGGCCAATCCCGCGGTTTCAATGCTGGCGGATGCCGATCGTCGTTTTAAAAGTTATCTGGTGGAATTCGGCCTGACGCCTGCCGCCCGTACAAAGGTGCAAGTGAATGGTGGAGAAGAAGAAGACGACCCGCTCAACCAGTTCTTCGGTTGATGCGCCAACGAAATATGCGCGGGATGTCACCGAAGGGAAGGTGCTTGCCGGTCCCGATATTCGTAATGCCTGCGCGCGGCATTTAAGGGATTTAGAGCATGGTCCGGCCCGCGGTCTTTTTTGGGACGTTGAGGCGGTCGAACGAGCAATCACCTTTTTTGCGAAAGTCCTGAAACTCAACGGCGGAGAACATGAGGGGAAACCGTTCATCCTTTTACCCTGGCAAACTTTTATCGTTGGCTCTCTGTTTGGCTGGAAAGCAGAGGATGGAACGCGCCGGTTTCGCATGAGTTACATCGAATCGGGAAAGGGTTCAGGTAAATCGCCGCTGGCTGGCGGGGTCGGCCTGTATTGTCTGGTCGCGGATAAAGAACCGCGCGCAGAAATCTACGCGGCGGCCACCAAAAAAGACCAGGCAATGATTTTATTCCGGGACGCCGTATCGATGGTCGATCAGTCTCCGGCGCTGGCGCAAAGAATTGTTAAGTCAGGCACCGGTTTGAATGTGTGGAACCTGGCTTTCCTGCAAACCGGTTCGTTTTTCAAACCGATCAGTTCCGATGACGGCCAGTCAGGCCCGCGCCCGCATTGCGCGCTGATCGATGAAGTACATGAACATAAAACCAATACCGTCGTTGAAATGATGCGCGCCGGTACTAAGGGGCGGCGTCAGGCTTTGATGTTCCTGATCACCAACAGCGGACATGACAAAACAAGCGTTTGTTATGACTACCACGAATACGGCCGCAAAATTGCGGCTGGGATGGAAGAAGATGACAGCTTTTTCAGTTTCATCTGCTCTCTCGATGAAGGGGATGACCCTTTTAAAGATGAGTCCTGCTGGGGTAAAGCAAATCCGTCGCTCGGCCAGACATTTACTGAAAAGTACCTTCGTGAGCAGGTTACCCAAGCGCGCGGCATGCCAGCGAAAGAAAGCATTGTCCGGCGTCTTAATTTTTGTCAGTGGGTCGATGCCGCAAACCCCTGGATGGGCAGTGATGTCTGGATGGGATGTGAATCTGACTTTGACCCGGATGAAATGATAGGCGAGGAGTGTTATGGCGGTCTGGACCTGTCGGGTACCCGCGATTTAACGGCGCTGGCGCTGTATTTCCCTCAACGTAAGCGGCTGATAGTTGAGTTCTGGACGCCAAAAGACACCCTTCTTCACCGCGCCAAAACTGACCGCGTGCCCTATGACATGTGGGAGAAGAAAGGTTTTATTCATGC